CCAGGGTCGCGATCGAAGTCGGCCTCGGCATCAAGAAGCTCGAGCCGACATTCAAGCTCGTCGGCTGGGATCCGGATCTCCTTTCCCAGTTCGGCCTCGGCGCCAGGGGCAAGAAGCGCTTCACCGCCTACCAGGTGATCCGCGACAAACGCGCCGGCACGGCCATCGAGGGCAAGGCCATCATGGAGGGCAGGCTCGGCAAAATCGCGCCGGACGAGTTCAAGCGCGGCGACCTTGCCGCCAACGACTACACCATCAACGAAGTCACCCACTACGAGCTCTACTTCGACCGGCGCGAAAAGTTCTACTGGGACTTTTTTACCAACACGGTGCGGATCGACGGCACCGATCAGAACAACGACGAGAACACGATCCTGCGTGTTCCGGCCTCGGCTTGAGCGGGAGGTGATTTATGTCCGGTACCATAAGCGCAACGCCCGAGATGGCCTTGCCAAAGCTGCTCTTGGACGGAGACTGTAGCCGCGAACGCAAAGTCCAACTCGAATGGCCGGTCGAGTATGACGGCCGGCGTTTCGATGAGATTGTTGTCCGCCGCATGATCGGCGCCGAGGTCACGCGGCTGTCCGACCTGATCACCAGCCAATTCGACGACAGCGATCTGTTTGCGCTCGTGTGCGATACGCCGGCCGTAGTGATCCGCGCCCTCGATCAGGACGACTGGCTGGCGGTCCGGGAGGCGGTGCTGGATTTTTTGCCCCGTCGCTTCCGGGAGGTCTTCGCGTCGACTGGCGCGAAGCCCGGGGCGTGATCGCGACCCTGGCGCATGTCCTGCATACGCCTCTGACCGAATTCCTGGCGATGCCCTGGGGCGACATCGCCGCCTGGGCCGTAGAGGCTGACAAGATCCTCGCCAGCCGGCAATAGGAACAAATCTCACATGGCAGTCCAGACGTCCGAACTGGTTGTTCGGCTGACCGACGACGTCAGCGGGCCGGCGCGAGGGATCGCCAGCGCGCTGCGTGGGATCGGCACGGCGGCGAAATCGGTCACGATCGGCGCCGTCGTCAGCCAAGTGAGCCAGGGCGTCCGGCAACTGCGAACCGCGGTCGGCTCGGTCGGCGGCGCGCTGACCACCGGCATCGGAGGTCTCGGCCTCTACAAACTGCATCACGATGTCTACGAGTTCGCCAAGGCGACCAACCGGCTGTCGGCCGCGAACCCGGATATTGCCGCCGCGCAGATCGCCCGGATCAAGGATCTCGCCCGCGACATCACCCGGACCTCATTGTTCGATCCTGCAACTGTCATGAACGCCGCTAATTCGCTGGCGCGAGCCGACGTGACCATCGAAGCGATCGAGGGGGCGCTCAAGCCGCTCGCCAATGCCGCCATGGCGGCCGACGTGCCGGTGTCGCAGCTGGCCGATGATTTTGTGAAGCTGGCTTCGGGTTTCGGGCTGGCCTACCGGACCAAGGACCAGGCGCGGGACACTTTTGGCTATCTGGCCGATCTTGCCCAGTACGTGTCCCAAAAAGCGCCGGGCACCTTCAACGACTTCGTCCAGGCCATGAAATATGTCGGCCCCTCGGTGCGGGCCCTGGGCGTCGACATCAAGTGGCTGGCTGGCGCCTACATCATGCTCGACAAGGCCGGCATCCGGAACGCCGAGGCCGGCACGGCACTGCGCTCGATGTTCAAGCACATCGTCCAGCCGACGCTCTCGGCTCGCGGCATGTACGCCCAGCTCGGCATCGACATGGCCGAGTTCACCAAGCGATCCGATAAGATCACCTCCGGGCAACTCGTCAAGCGCATCGCCGTCGAGTTCGGCAAGGACTTTTCTGCCATCGGGCCGGAGCTGCAGCGCCTGCTCGACAGTGGGAACGGGGCAGCGGACATGCAGAGCGCCCTGATCCAGGCGATCACCCGCGCCTGGGGCGGCAAGGTGAAGGCCCAGGACGCCCGAAAACTCGCAAAATTCGTCAACAACTTCCTGTCCTCGTCCGTTTCCGAGATCGACCCGGAGAAGTGGATCAAGGCGCTTGCCGAAAAGGGCGTGACCTTCGGCCAATTCCTGCAGGTGGTCGAACCGCGCCAGGCCATGCGGCTGCGCAATCTAATGAACGAGACCCTGGGGGAGGATGCTGCCGCCAAGGCGCTGGAAACTCCCATCGGCCAGATGGAGGGGTTTCGTCGCGGGCTTGCCGATGAGGCCGCGCTGAAGATGATGCAGGGCTATCCGGCGGCGATCGCCAAGCTGTCGGCGGCCTGGCACTCCTTCATCGAGACACTGGACAAATCAGGCGCCATCGATCGGCTGGCCGACGGTCTCAAGGCGCTGGGGGAGTCGCTCGCAAACGTGCTCAAGGGCGACGCCTCGCTCAAGGACTGGGGCATCAGCCTTGCCGGACTTGCGCCTTTCATCGGCCCCATCGCTCTTGCCGTCATCGGACTGGCTAAGGCGTTTGGCATGCTGGCCGCAACCGTCAAGCTGGCCGGCGCGGCATTGCTGCTGTTCCCCTTGGCAACACTGAAGACCTTGCTCGCGACCGGCGGTGTTGCCGCAGGCGCGGCCGGAAGTGGTGCTGCAGGAACAGCGGCGGGTGCCGGAGCCGGCGTTGGCGCTCTCGGAGCAGGTCTCACCGTCGCCGGCGTGCTGGCCGCAATCTACGGCCTGCACAAGGTGACCGAGCCGCGTGCCGGCACGACGCTCGGCGAGCGACTGCGCGAAAACCGCGGCAACCGTTCCATGCGTGAGACACTGCGCGACGAGTTCATGGCCGAACGAAAACGTCTCGATATTCCGGCTCCCGATCTGACCCCCCAGGGCGAGCAGACGGGTAGGACGTTCCGGGACGGCATCGCCGAGGAGCTGGATAAGACCGAGAAGCTGATCCAGGACTATATCCGCCGCTTCGAGGGTCTGCTCGGCTTTACCGCGACCCCAAAAATCTCACCGATGTTTGCGCCGGCGCCGGCCGCGCCGTCGGTGAGTCCTACCCGCGCCGCCGCGCGCGGGCTCTATTCCGACTATGACATGGCCGGGGATATCGCCTGATGCTGATGGCGCTGGGGCCGGTCACATTTGAGATCACCCCGTTCAACCCGCAGACGACCGACCGCTCGACCTCGGCCTCCTGGGTCGAGAAATCGGTCGTCGGCCGGCGCCCGCCGCTGGAGTTCACCGGCGACGGGCCGGAGACGATCAAGATCGACGCAAGACTGTTCCCGGAAAAGTTCGGCGGCCTGTCGTCGCTTTCGACGCTCGACACCATGCGGGCTTCGGGCGTGCCGCATTTCCTGATGCGCGGCGACGGCATGCCGCTCGGCTGGTTTGTGGTCGAGCAGGTAACTGAGAAGTCTACCTATCTCGATGCACACGGCGTCGGTCGCGCCATCGAGGTCGACATCACCTGCAAGCGCGCCGATGCGCCAGGCGCCCAGGGCTACATGGCGGCACTGCTGAGCCTGATCGGATGAGTGCTGAGATGGTCGTCAAGGTCGCGGGCGAAGGGATCTCGGTCGACCGAGGCGGTATTAACGACGAGGGCGCTGTGACCGGGCGAGAACCTTCCTGCGGAGGAGTGGGAACATCAGCATTTTTGCAACGCAGCCCAGCATCATAGGTGCAACGGCTACTGGGCGCCAATCAAGCCCGCGACCAACGCCATGCGGACAAGGCGCGACAGGCTGGGTGCCTGCATCTTGGTCATCACGTGTGCCCGATAGATTTCCACCGTCCGGGGGCTGATTCCGAGGTGATACGCAATCACCTTGTTCTGACTGCCAGCGAGCAAGCCTTCCAGCACTTGGCGCTCGCGGCCCGAAAGTGCGTCCAATCGCGCATGAACCTCGCTCCGCACCAATTCGTGGCGATTATCGACCTCCTGCCGGTGCAACGCTGCGCGAATACTCGATAGAAGCTCGTCATCGTCGAACGGCTTTTCGAGGAAATCAAGGGCGCCGCATTTCATTGCTTCGACGGCCAGCGGAACGTCGGCGTGGCCGGTGATAATAATCACAGGAAGCACCTTTCCCAAATCGCTCAGGTGACGGAGCAACTCGATGCCGCTGACGCCCGGCATTCGTATGTCGGTCACGACGCAACCATGAACGTCGTGCGACAACTCTTTCAGGAACGCGCTGGCGGAATTATAAGTACAGACTTCGAGCCCTACGCTCTCCAGAAGAAAGCGCAGCGATTCTCGGACTGCATCATCGTCATCGATGACATGCACGACGCCCTCATGCTGCGTCACCTGATCAAAACTCGTTCTGAGGCCGGGACCGGATGTGGCTCGGGCCGAACGGGCTCACAGCGTTTCAAATAGTCGGCGCGAACTCGATTGAGGACGAAGAGACGAATGGCCGAGGACAGGTTGCCGTGGTCGCGGCCTTGATCGATGACGGCGGCTTCGGATGACAGCGTCAAGCCGTCGGTTTGCGCGATCTCCTTCAGCCCGCTCCAAAAGGCATCTTCGAGGCTGACGCTGGTCTTGTGGCCGTTGATGACGATGGATCGTTTGACAACGGATGATTTCATGGCGCTCTCCCAACGAATTGCCGAAATGCCCGTCACGCTCAATCGCCTGGCGCCAGGGGCGGAAGTGCAATGGCCCCCGTTGCTCCGTTACACGCGGGAATAGACTGACCTATCGGCTTTTAAGCCGTGGTAAGTAAAAACACTAGTACGATTCCTTCATGCGGTCTATTCAAAAAGAGAACCCCGTGCCCGGCGCGACCGGGGTCGCGGATGTCGATCAGTCGCGCGGGACGACCAACAGCGAACTGTGGACCTCCGCTCGGGGTTCGTGGTCGAGCAGGTCGCGGAGAAGTCTACCTATCTCGACGCCCACGGTGTCGGCCGCGCCATCGAGGTCGATATCTCCTGCAAGCGCGCCGATGCGCCGGGCGCCCAGGGCTACATGGCGGCACTGCTGAGCCTGATCGGATGAGCACGGAGATGGTTGTCAAGGTCGCGGGCGAAGGGATTTCGGTCGATCTGCTGATCTGGCGAAAGTACAAGCGGCCGATGCCAGGGCTGCTCGAGCTGGTGCTCGACATCAACCCCGGCATTGCCGGGCTCGGCCCGATCCTTCCCATCGGGACGGTCGTAACATTGCCGGACGTCAAGCCGCCGACGGTCCCCGAACTAGCCGTCGTTCGCCTGTGGAACTGAGATGGCTGCGGATTACAAGCGGAAGCGCGGTTGCGCAGAGTTAGGAGAGCCGCCCGTGTGATCGCGAATAGCCGTTTCAACAAAGTCCCAGTCACGGGGCACTTGTGGAGTTTAGCCCCATCAGGGCCCGCGTTTCATTTCCTCGCTGCTTTCCCATTCCATCAAACCGCACGGGGCGCATTCAAATACGGGTAAATGACGAGCGGACGGTCCAAAGTTGATCAGTCTCCGGGGGCCACCGCACGCGTAACAGGGACGGATAGGTAAACCAAGTTCTTGCGGACCAATCTCGCTCGCCAACATTTTGCACCCACACCTGTGCGAACCTCTTGCAAAAGCAGCAACACTCAATTCTGAACAAAGTTCCGCCGTCGGAAGCCAAGCGGGCTGCATTTTTGTTGCAAGTCGACAGGACCGCGTTCGGTTGCCCCGCTAGATCTCTGGGACGCGGATCATCCCGTGCGTGGCCGGCATCCATAAAGTCGCTTTCGGGTTCCGACGTCGCCCCATTTCTTTTGTGGATCTGACATGTCGGCCGATCTTGCGATCTACCGCGTCACCGTCGACGGCAACGACATCTCGAACCTACTCAATCCGATCCTGATCAGGCTCCGGGTCCATGACGCGGCCGGCACCGCAAGCGACACCGCCAACATCGATATCGACGACACCAACGGCCGGATCGCCTTCCCGCGCGATGGCGCCTATTTGGGCGTAGATCTGGGCTGGCGGTCGAGCGGCATTGCGCGGGTGTTTGAAGGCACCGTCGATGACGTCAATTCCCGTGGCGGCCGTGGCGAGGGCCGAACCCTGCACATCACGGCCAAGAGCGCCGATACCAAGGCCAAGACCAAGCAGCACCGAGAAAAGCACTGGGACAAGAAGCCCCTCGGTGCCGTCATGCAGGACACCGCCAAGCTGGCCGGCGTCGACATGCTCGTCGATCCGACACTCGCCGGCATCGAGCGGGACTGGTGGGGCATGTCGGCCGAGAGCTTTTTGCATTTTGGCCACCGGATCGCCCGAGAAATCGGTGGATCATTCAAGGTGTTCGGCCGGCGCGCCATTCTGGCCAAGCGCAATGGCGGCCTGTCGGTATCCGGCGCAGTTCTTTCGACCGTCACCGCCCAGTGGGGCGTCAATCTGATCAACTGGGATATCGCGCCGGTCGTTGGCCGGCCGCGGTTCAGCAAGGTCCGCGCCCGTTGGTACGACGTCAAAGAGGCGAAGTGGAAAGAAGAAAACGTCGAGGTCGACGACAAGTCGGCCCAGGCGGAGGCGACCGCGCGTTTCACCAGGCCCACCCGCGACGAGGCCAGGCGGACGGCCGAGAACGGCAAGACTGCATCCGAACGCAATAAGGGCGAGGGTTCGGTCCGCATCGACGGCAATGTCATGGCGCAGCCGGAGGGAACCTGTCTCGTCATCGGGGCGCGCCCGGGCATCGACGGCCTTTACCGGATCGACACTGTCGACCATGAGCTGTCGCGTTCCGACGGGTTCATCACGTCGCTGTCGCTCAAGCAGCCACAGGGCGACGCCGGCAAGGACAGCCGCTGATTGATCCGCATTGGCCGTGACCACCAACGCCGCCTCCGGGTGGCGTTTTGCTTCGCACACCCGTCAACAGCATTCGGAGGAAATGATGCGATCCATCATCGCAATGACCCTTGCGATTCTGGCATTGCTCGGCGCGTTCGCTGCACCTGCCCAGGCGGGCAAGTATCGGTCGGTGTTTACGCTTGGCACGCCCACGTGTGACGACCGCTACCCACACACCTGTGACGTGCGTGGCTGGAAATGGGAACTCCAGCGCAAGTCCAAAGCCGTCCGTACGCGCGGCCATCGAGGGTCGGTTGCGCCGCCGTCGAATGCTGCCGCTGCCATACCGGCTGGATCGCCCGCGCTTGTCGCCGAAGCACGCCGGTGGATTGGGACCAATCCGACCGGAATGGCGCGGCTGTGGTGTGCTCGGTTCATAAACTTCGTCCTGGCCCGCGTCGGTCATCGCGGCACCGGGTCCGATCTCGCGATGTCGTTTCGTACCTATGGCCGCCGCATAACGGAACCACAGGTTGGCGCCATCGCGGTGCTGTCCCGTCGCGGCGGCGGACATGTCGGTGTCGTCTCCGGCTTCGACGCCCGCGGCAACCCCATCATCATCTCCGGCAATCACGGCCGGCGGGTCGGAGAGGGCCGATACCAGCGGGCCCGGGTCGTCGCCTATGTGACGCCGTCATGACGATGTCCGGGAATCGAAGTGACATCAAAAGTGTGATTGCCGCCATGAACGAACTTGAAATAGAGGCGCTGATCGAGCGTGCCGCCGAACGCGGCGCCCGCAAGGCGCTGGCCCAAGTCGGCCTGCAGGATGAGGATGCGGGACGAGACGTCCAGGAACTGCGCGGTTTGCTCGAAGCCTGGCGCGCCGCCCGGCGGACCATCCTGCAGACCGTCACGCGCCTGATCACGACGGCGATCCTGACGGCGCTGGCGGCGGGAGCGTATCTGCACCTGACCCACAAAGACCAATGATGATCGGCCCATGACGGCATAGAGCCGTCTGATCTCATCTGCGCTGAGACCCATCGCCGCCTCCGGGCGGCTTTTTTCATTTTTGGAGGACCAATGGCTGCTTCGACCTATGACGAGGCACTGCGGCGCCTGCTCGCCCACGAGGGCGGCTACACCAACCATCCGTTGGATCCCGGAAACGCGACGAACTTCGGAATCACGATCTACGATTACCGCAAGTACGTGAAGCCGGGTGCGACCGCGGCCGACGTGCGGGCAATGAAGATCGAAGAAGCGAAAGCTATCTACCGCGCGAAGTACTGGGCAGCTCAGCGGTGTGACGAACTCCCGTCGGGCCTCGATTACACCGTTCTTGACTACGGCGTGAATTCTGGGATCGGCCGTTCCGGCAAGGTCCTGCGTCGTGTTGTCGGTCTGCCGGACAACGCGAACGTCGTGACCGACGACGTTCTCAATGCGGTCGCACGGCGTGACGCCAAAGCGCTGATCGTTGCGATCAACGACGAACGGCTACGATTCCTCAAGAGCCTGAAGACGTGGCCTGTGTTTGGCCAGGGGTGGGGCCGGCGCGTTGCCGAAGTGAAGGCGTTTTCTCTCCATGTCGCTGAACACCCGATTGCAATGGAGGCGCCCACGCCACGACCAGTGTCGGCCGAAGCAGCACCGGCCAAGGGCATCGTGCCTCCGCCCAAGATCCTGAAAGACGCGATCACGAAAGGCGTGCCTGCCGGTGGCGCTGCGGGTGGTCTCGGGTTCTGGGAGTGGGTCGTCGCCAACCCCTACGAGACAGCCGCGATCGCCCTCATCGGCGCCGGCGCGGTCGGCGGCGCGGTCTACGCGCTCAATCGCTGGCATCAAGCGCGGCAAGAAGCGCCGACGCCCGGCCTCATCCAGGTTGCGGCCTAAATTCAGGAGAAAAGCCATGTTGACGTTCGTGTTCGTGCTCGCGACGCTGTTCGCGATTAATTGGTTCTGGATTCGCCCCGTCCTGAAATCGCGGCCGGCCTTTCGTGAACTCTACCAGCAGGAAGAGAGTGCCGTTGCTGCGATGCGCGAGAAGCTCAAGGGCATCAAGCAGAGGCTCTCGTCCGTCATCGTCATCGCCGCCAGTGCCGCGGTCACCGGTTATGACTTCCTTGCTCCGATCGTCAGCGGAGTCGACGTGAGTTCGATTGCTTCGCGGATGCCCTCCTGGGCTTGGCCGCTGGTCCTGATCTCGCTGACCGCGTTGTTCCAGTTCCTGCGAAGCCTCGCCGACAAGCGGCACGTGGTCGAACTCGTCGAGGCGACGGCAGCCGGCGAGAGGCAATAGAGCCATGTGGACCTGGCTTACGAGCCTGATCGGCGGGCCCGTCGTCAATGGGCTGATCAGTGCCTACAAGGCCAAGCTCGATGCCACGAACACGCAGGATCGGATAGCGGCCGATCTTGCCGCCGCGGAAATCGGGGCCGAGATCGAAGTCAGAAAGCAGGCGTCCGCCATTCTAATCGCCGAGCAAGGCCGGTGGTACACCGCCATCATCCGCCCGTTGCTTGCGTTCCCGATCATCATCTACTTCTGGAAAGTGATTGTGTGGGACAAGGTGCTCGGATTTGGAACGACCGATCCGATCACCGGCATGATTGCGGATTGGACCGGGACGATCATCACAGCCTATGTCGGCGGCCGGTCGATCGAGAAGGTGGCGCGGATCATTGCGAGGCGCTCATGACGAACGAGAAACCGCTGCGCGAGCGTGCTGCCAGGCTGGAGGTTCATATGATGCATCTTGCGAGGACCATCAGCGAGCGATTGCAAGGACGGTGTCCGTTCGTATGGCTTGGCAAATTGCTAAGAAGGTAGGCAGAGCGTCTACTCCGCTAGGCGGGCCAGCACATGAAACCAACCCGCCGAAGCGGGTAGTGTTGTTGAGTCGTTGCCGATATGCTGCCGGCGAGCAGAGATCAATCGTCCTCGACGAACACAACCTCACGTTTCTTACGCCAGGCCGGCGGCAGCACCGAGCTCCGTGCTAGCGCGGCTAATGCCAGCATCGTGGGACTCAGAGGACGCGAGAAAGCCGAAGATAGCCATGAAATAGACTTCCAACACGAACGCGCGTCTTGTCGTTATTGCGGCTGGAATCCAATCTGCTTCGCAACTCTGCCGTAAAGCGCCTTGTCCGACTCGGTATCCTTGAGCAGTTCGGCAGGCGAGGATCCCACCGGGTCGACTTGAGAAACGGTGCGGAATTTATCGATGAACACCGGTTCTTTGGCGATAGCTGCGATTTCTCCACTGATCCGCTGGATGATCGAATCCGGCGTGCCGTGGGGCGCCCACAGCCCAAAGACCGACCCGGCCCTGAAATCAATAATCTTCGTTTCCGATCCGGTGGGAACCTCAGGTAACGCCTGCATGCGCGTGAGGCCCGTGCTGATCACCGCTCGCACCTTGCCCGATTGGATGTGTTGCAGGTAGTTCGGCACGGTATCGATGACCATATGGACTTCGCCAGCGATCAATGCATTCAGAGACGGCGCGCTGCCCTTGTAGGGAATGCGCAAGAAATCGAGCCCGGTGCGCTCGGCG